AGAATGTAGCTACTCTCCCATTCAAATCTATCGCACTTCCGGCATGTATTCCTGAATTCTTCAGGTATGAATAACTCATATACCCGTTCCTCCTCCTATTTGATTCGTGCCACCTGAATTAGCGTATGCTTCCTTAAGCCCTTCATTAGCAGCATTTTCTACACTATCTGAAATAGTGTTTCCACCATCGACATTAACTATCATTTCTCCTATGTTCACTCCGGTTTTTATTATCTCCATAGCACTCATTCCAACACTCTTCGGCATATTAATCTCTCCCGGCCCAAGCCCAAGTTCCCGATTCATCCTTTGACCAGAGAGTTCTATGTTCTCACCAAAGCTGAATATACCCTGTCCAGCTTTTCTCTGCCACGCATCATATTCCCTATTCCATTCATCGAGAGCTATCGTTTGGTCAATAATATGTTGTTTTAGAGGATTCTTCATAGCTGTAAATTCTTGACCAGTTAAAAATGCATATGCACCACCGATTGCATTAAGGGCATCTATTATTGGTTGTGCTGCATAATGAACTATATTCAATATACCAATCCACATCCTATTCATAAAGTCCCACAATAACTGTCCAGCTTCGGTTAGATAGAAAAATACATTTGCTATTCCTTTAATCACTACTCCTGTAACTTGCCTTATATTGAACCAGTTGTTTGTCCATAATGTGTATAAAAGAAGAACGGCTGCTATTATCCCCATTATTATGAGTATTATTGGATGTGCAGCTAAGAGTCCTGTGAAAGCGGTAAACGCCTTTCCAAGAAAACCAAATGCCTGTATAGTGCTTGTTATACCTAAACCGAGTGCCCCAAACGCCATGAGTATAGTTCCGACAGCAGCACCCACTATCAATATTGTAGCTACCAATTTTGGATTCTGTTCTATCCAATCAGCTACCTTATCAATTATCCCAACTATCGTATCCATGAATGGCATGAGTGCCGTTGCTAAAGCATCTCCTATCGAGAACTTGAGGAACTGCCATGCACCCGATAACCTTGTTATAGCCTGTGCTGCTGCTGTTTGCCCTTCAGTTATCTTCATAAAACTGTCTACTGCTGAACGGGCTAAACCGAGAAACATCTTTTGAAGCATCATACCAAAGAAGAGAGTTCCAAGCAATTCCATCCTGAATTCCTTGATGTTCTTTGCAGCACTCCTTATAGCATCTTTCGTTTTTAGGAACTTTCCTGTCGTGACACTCATAGCTCTTCCTGTCTTGTCAATATACACACCCTGTCTTTGCAGTTCTCCACTTAATTGACCAACTGTCTTGCCATACTTCGCTGCACCACGAGCTAATAGTTCCTGTCTTCCATCAAGTTCAGCTAAACCCCGTTTTATTTTTTTAGCGGGCTTAGTCACCCCATCAGTCATCTTCGCTACTACATTTATGTCTTGTTTGACCATGCTTTTTGTTGCTCCCTTAGCTCTCTATCAGCCATCTTTAATATTTCCATAGCTGCCGGGATTGGCAAATCCATTGTCTCCCTGTAACCCCATCCCATGTGTCGCATGAGGAAATACACTACCTCTGTTGCTCTCTCCTTTTTGTTTTCCTTCTTCAAGACTGAGGGGGGAACCATCTTTCCCCTTATCATCTATCCTCCGTCAACCTTGATGTTGTTCACCTTGAAGATTGCTTTGGTGAGTGCTTCCAAGAATTCCACGCTTATCTCATCTATGTTGAATTCCTCATCTGGATAGGACTCCTTCATGGTTAGGGTTATTATGTCCTTGACTGCCTGTGTTCTCTCTTCATCGTTTGCAGTCTTCATAAATGCATCCAGGTGCTTCATCGTTAGAGGTTTAAGCACGAACTCTTCTCCACCTATATCAACCTTCTGTGGCTTTGCTTTCATCCTGTCGAATCTTCCCATTCAAACTACCTCCAAATGTTTTGACCATCTTAGTCTTTGGTTTAAGAGCCTCGATTTCATCTCTCAGCTCTGCTATCTCACTACGGATGTTTGCAATCTCTTCATAGACATGGTAGCGAACTATCATCTCCCTCAATGCAGGAGCAAACGAGTTCCCCCTATATCTCCGAGCTATTGCCTCGAATTCCCTGTAATCCTCTTCAGGTATATTGAAGAGTTCAAAGTTACAGTTCTTCTTCACATCCATATTATCACTTAGGATATTGCACTTGCAACCCTGTCATCCGTGTATTGATACTTTATGTTCTTCGGTATACAACGGAATGTTAGTGTGTTCTCCATGTAATCCTCGGTGTTCATTCTTGCATCGTTGCTTATTGCGTATGCAGAACCGAACTCAAACCTTATCTGTGGTCCATTGCCTGTGCTTGGGTCATACCAATCATACTGTAGTTTCCTAACAGTCGGCTGATTGACATGAATAGCACTACCAGTAGATGATGTGAGCCTTCCACCAAGAACATATGTGAACGGGTCGGTATCTCTCGTAACCATAGTTAGCTGAACCTCAATAGGTGTGTTAACTGGTTTGAAATCCTCATACTCACCACCATTGAATGTTCTAACAAGGTCAAGACCTCGTTCTCCACCACTTATGGAGATTTCCTTCACACTCAGCGACTCATCTGCTGAATCTATCATCAGTGAACCGCTATCTGCCTCAAAGAGCTTTCCATTATCTGCCATATTATCCCTCCTTCTTTTCAGTTATTTTCACTTTCTCTATTTTAATGAATCCTTCATCAAGAAGGGACTGTATCTTCACAAGGTCTTCATCAGCCATGCTTATTGTCTCCTTTGAATTGATTGTCCTATCACCAATCCTGAGACTCCTATTCCTAAGGTTTGTTACTTTCATTTAACCACCCTCTATAAGTTCTTTAACTCTCCTCTCTGATATTCTTCTTGCCCTCTTCATAGTTGAATCTGCTGCATCCCTCATAAAGTGAAGACCACCCCTACTCGGGAGCCTTCCACCTCTACGAGTGACACCTTCACCATATATACCCTGTCCTTTAACTGGTGCGAAATGCTTTCCAGTTATTCCATGCTCAATCACAGGACCATATGGTGCAATAGCCTGATTTTGGAAACATTCCCATTTTGCGTTACCCGCTTTCCTAACCATTAATGAGTGCCAAAGCCAATCCTTTCTTGAATAGTATGTTGGGGATTTCCTTCTCCTTTGGTTAAGGCGATACCTTGCACCTTTCCTACAATCCTTTGCCATATCCTGTGCTGCAAGATTGAACTTCTTTGGTGCTTTCTTCACTATACCATCAAAATAACTTATTGCCCTCTTAGCATCCACTTCTATTATAATCATATCATCACCTTGAAACCGACACCCATATTCTTCATATGAATCTTATTATCCCTATCGAAAGCAACTGTTTCAACACCACCCTGCTCCACAGTCAAGTGATGCAGCCCCGATTGCATGAAGTCCTGCCTATTTGAATTCAGTGCATCCCATATATCAGAGCTTATCGTATCTATCTGTGCCTTGTTTGAGGTGTGAATGGTTATCGTTGAATTTATCTCTGAATAAGTTTTCCCTAAACCCATAGTTATGTTATCCGTTTGGGTTTGGAATGGTTCTATTGTTATTATCGGAAAACCTATGCCACTTGAATGATAGTGTGATGTTCCGTCTTCAGCAACAGGATAATCAGCGAATATCCATTTAGAGCCCGTTCTTGTTTGTGGGTCTATGACATTTCCAGAAATAACAGTGAACACAGTCTTCCAAGTATTGCTAAACACATCGCTTCCTGTTATGAGACTCATCTCAATCCCCCACCTCTCTTAGTGGTTATTAAGGAGTTTCCTTAAACCCCTATATAAATATGCTATTGCATCTTCTTCTTTAGGTAAGCCTGTCCATGTATCCCTGTGCCACCTATCCCTAAATTGTCAACGGCCTTAATCACATAGTTTATGTTATTATGCGTTACCCTGTTCCCGGGCTTTATATCTGAAGAATCTCCTGGTTTGAAATACAAAACAGCATCACCCATATCAAGTATGCCTGATTTGACAATCTCTTCATCTGCCTCGAGAAGTTCAACTATTCCTGTTATTGTTGTCGTTGATGTGCTTTCGCTTGCATCACCATAATCATCAAGAGTCTTTGTCACTTTGGTTATGGTTATACCCTCTCCCACATCGTCTATCATCGTCATCTTCCCATCCTCCCACTTAAGTTCAAATGCCCTTGGAATGTGTCCGTGACATCATCTTCTGTTATTGTTGTGAACTGTCCCTTCAATAACCTTCCTATGAAACCAGATGACATCGCATTCATTGTTATTGATAATGATTCTGATAATATCTTTATTGATATTTTAACTGTTATTACACTATCCACTATTGATATACTCTCAGTTAAAATCCTTTTTGTTACTTTCAATGTTGTCATCGAGTCTGTTATGCCTATTGATTCTGTTAAGTAACGGATGGCTGAGAATACTCGTGATATTGAATCTGTTATAGTTATACTCTCAGAAAGGGTGAGATATGCAGTCCATGTTCTTGATAAGCTATCGGTTATGCCTACGCTTTCTGATAGCGTCATGTATGCGACCCACACTCTTGTTATCGAATCAGATATGGTTATGGATTCGGTTAGCATTCTCTGAGCAACCCATACATGACTCAATGAATCCGTTATGGATAACGATTCAGAGAATACCCTAACAATGGTCTTGATTGTGATTAGTGAATCTGAAACGGATATGCTCTCTGTGAATACTCTTTGTGCTGTCCACACCCGAAGTATGTTATCTGATATGGATATGCTTTCAGTTAGCATCCTCTCTGCTGTAAACACTTTTAAGAGTGAGTCAGAAACCGATATATCTTCTGAAACTATTTGTTGTATAAATATGGCACTTATCACTGAATCAGAAATGCTAACTGCCTCTGATAACATTCTCTGTGCTGTGAAGACTCTTGTTATGCTGTCAGCTACAGTAACGGATTCTGTCAACATTCTTTGTGCTACCCACACTTTTAATATCGAATCACTTATACCTACACTTTCAGTTAGTACTCTCTGTGATGTGAAAACCTTAAGAAGTGAATCAGATATACTTAGCGTTTCCGTAATCATTTTTGAGAATCCTCTTGAAGTTAATATAGAATCTGATACTGAAAATGATTCCGTGAATGAACGCTGTGCTGTCCATGTATGTGAAAGTGAATCAGATATGGTTATGGATTCGGTTGTTGTTTGAGTATATTCCTGACCGCCCTGAGGCACTCTACTATCGAAATCTGTTGTGCTTATATCCATTGGAATTGAATCTATTGAGTTTAAATCTTCACTCGTTTTAATTGTTGATGTGAACTGTCCTGATTGTAATAATGCATCATCATAATAATTATCTATCCAAGGCGTATTTGTTCCATCCCAAGAGATTCCTCCCGTGTAACCAACCGTGCTTGGAACTTCACTATCTTTGATTGTTGATGTGAACTGTCCTGATTGTAAATATAGTTTATTGGCTTGGTCGCCCGTCCAGGGCGTGTTTGTTCCGTCATAAGATATTCCTGATACATCATTATCAACACCACTAACATCCTCACTCGTTTTATTTGTAGATGTAAACTGTCCTGACATTAAATGTAGTTTATTTGATGCCAACCCTTCACAATTTGGTGTATTGTCTCTATCACAACTACCACCAGATATAAAAAAGTTCCATGTTGTTGCTTGGCTTGTCTTAATTGTAGATGTAAAAATTCCTGACTGTAGATACATTTTGGTAGCTTCATCACCTGCCCAAACAGTGTTTGTTCCGTCATAAGATATTCCTACTGTATCATCATCAACACTACTAACATCTTCACTGTCTTTGGTTGTTGAACTAAACTGTCCTGACATTAAATAAAGTTTATCAGCACTGCGGCCCGTCCAAGGAGTATCTGCCATTATTTCACCTCGTAGAGATTCCTAAATGCTCTCACAACCTCATTCAATTCCAAGTTAACAAAATGCATACATGGATAATCATAGTGTGCGAATATCTCAAACCCCTCATTCTTTGCTCTCTCACAGAAAGATATGTCATTCCCTTTATTCACAGTTCCATCTGGATTAAGCTTACGAACAAATGCTCCCTTCTGCATATTCTTATTTAGGAAAACCCTTTTGGATATTAGGAAACATCCCGTTCCTATTGCATCTACTTTCTGAAGACCCTTTCTCGGCCTATGCTCTTTATATGCTCCCTTCTCGGGAACATAGTCATATGCGTTCCAATAGAGGGGTCGTTCCCTTTTCTTCTTTCCAGTAAAGTGCCAAACAGGAGTCGGTAGCCCCATTATATCCCTGTCAAACTCTATCAGGTCTAATGGGTTGTTCGTGGGTGGGTTGTCTGCATCTATAGACAACCAAAAGTCATAATCACCTTCAACAAAGTCTTTGACTATATGGTGGAGATTGTTCTCAAATGGGTTGTGGGAAGGCAGTATTATCTTCAACATATGCCTTCTATCACCCAATAACCTCAGAAGTGTGAATACGACATGCTTATGGATGTATGGGTGGGCAGGCGAGGTTGGAATGGATACTAAGACTTTCTTTTTTCCTTCGCTACCCATTCCCATATCTGTAATTTTCATGCCTCATTTCACAATCTTGACATTTACAAGGCTCTTGAAATCAGCCCAAGTTTTCCTTTTATTCTTTGTTATCCCCGGGGTATTATCATTTCATGTGCATGAGCTTTATTGTTGTAGAAATCCTCCAATTCAGATTCAGTAAGCTTGGTGCAGTCATCGGGGAAGGTTGTGGTTGCTTCTGTAACAAATACTTTTGGAACTATCAAAACGCCCCACTGCTGACCAAACGGACTGTCTACTGTTTCCTCTTTGTGTCCAGATGTCTTGTCGTAATGCCAACCAAGACCTTGAATATCCACATATTTAGACCAATCCATACCACTATCTTTGACTACCTGTAGCTGATTGAAGTCTGGATATTTGGCTTGTCCATTCTCCTTTATTCCAATCTTTACCTTTAATGGGACTAACTCCCTTGCCATTCATATCACCTCTAAGATAGTGAACCAACCCATGTTATTTGGAGAGAATCGCTTGCACCCTTCTGTATGACACCGAATATCTGCCTTGCGAACAACTGTCCATCCACACCAGAGTTGAATAACCCTGCCTCGAATATGCTTCCAGTTCCAGTTCCGGCAGCGAATGTCTCAGTGACCTCAAACGCTTTTGCATCATCCGTGTAGCTGTAATCTCCCTGTGCCCTTGCAGCCTCAGAACCAAGTGCAGTATCACCTACTGCTGCTGCTATGGAACCAGAACCTATAGCCACGAAGTTGAAAGCATCTGAACCAGTGTCAGTTGAAAACCCTCTCTGAATCAATCCATTGAATCCTGCATTTGTTACGGTCATAATCCAACCTCCCTTATATCCTTTATATTTCCATCCTTATCCCTAAGAACGGCTGTCATCTTCCCACCGAAGCTAACATTGAAGGCGTTGCCTTTTGGTATGCTATCTTCGGCCTTTCTTATCTTATCTTTAAGCATATTATCACAATTCCGTATCAGATACATTCAATGTATCTGAGTTTACTTTTTGTCCGAGCATATTTAACTGTCTATTTACTCTCGATTCAAGCACAGTCATCTGTTGTGTTAGACCTCCAATCTCAGTCTTCTTGTCTATCTTAGTTCTCCCAAGATTGTAACTCACCCCGACATTGGACATATATTGTAATGCATATAGCGTAGACATATCCGTTATGACAGGATGAAACTTGCTTCCTATATCTGTTAGTGTTATACTTTGACCTGTAAAGGATTCTATGGATTGGGCAGAGTCCTCGACATACTCTACGAGAACCGCACTGCCCAAATCCGTTGAAATATCCTTTATTCGGTTGCTTACTCTGTTCGCTATCTCCCACTTCGTAGTCATGTTTCTCCTTATATCAGGGAACCAGTGCCGTTCAGCAACACAGCATAGCTTCCAACAGAGCTTGGTCCCATGAACCCAACAACTGCTTGGGTTCCAACACCGCTTGTTGCAAGACCAATCACTATATCTTCTGCTACACCTTCCCAAATATGCCATTGACTTCCAGTGGATGTCTTCGCTATAGCCATTCAATCACCTTATCCAAATGCAATCCAAATGAAGCTTCCAGTCGAAGTTCCGCTTCCAACCGCTATGAAACTGCCTGCCGTAACTGAACCAGTCCCCATGTAGAGGAAATCTGAATCTATAGGTTCATTCGTGGGACAAGCAACTACACTCGGTGAAGATGTGTATGTTTCAGCGAAAGATACCCACCTTGAACCACTTGATAGGACATTTGTTCCTGCATCAGTATGAACCTGTTTGGCTGCCGTTATTGCATCATCAGCTATCTCATCAGTTCCTATCTCAGTAGCACCAACCTGTGTAGTAGCACCACTTATCAAAGCTGCTTGGACACTACCTGTTGCGGTGAGGTCGACTGTTCTGAGTTCCCCGCTTGCCAATCCGTCTAATAGATTTGTCATCCTTATCACTCCTTAAATATTAAAGGAGGGGTTGCCCCCACCTTAAGTTGTTATGATTTGATACATTGCGTCTGGCCTCAGGTATCGTGCCTTCCACCTTGCGGTAAGAACCACACCAGAGATGTCCCTCGTAGCATCGTTGTATCTCTCTATGGTTATTGGCCTTTTCTCAGCAAGACAAAGTGCGTGATTCCTGTCTATCACATATGCGTAACTTGCTGTGATGACATTAGTCACCCAAACATTCATGCCAAAGATAGTTCCTATCAATGACTTCGTTGGGTCACTCACACCTGATTTATCTGCCTCAACGAATGTGTCGATGTTCCTTATGTCGTTTGCCTGTTCAACACTCACGATGAAATCAGTGGCTTTGTAGTTGTCGTTCTCGAGTGAAGCCATAGCAGTCGTTATGTCGCTTATGGTAACTGCCGTTCCACCAGTTGTTGACTTAGCACTCCTCGAAGCACCATTGTCATCCGTTGTTAATGCTGCACCAGTAGCAAGTTCATCAAGAATGAGAGAATCAAGCTTCTCAGCCATCCTTGCTCCTGCCTCTTCGATATTCGTCTGTATCATGTCCCACTGTCCGTCCTCAAGCATTTCCTTCGTAACGACTGGTCGAACACCATACTTGACAGGCTTCATGTTGAAGGTGCTGAACTCTGCCAAGTCGATTGGCACTTCTGCTCCCTCACTCACGGTGTGAACTGCCGATGAATCCCTGTTCGTGGTCACAACATCTATGGAAGAACCCTTTATAGTCTCTGGACCCATCCTAAGAGCCAAGAGTTGTGTTCCTATAAGCTTCTTCCTAACTGCTGCTATTAAAGTAGAATACAGCGTTTCTGGTATAAGTTCAGTTTCAGTGTCTCTTGTCATAATCTCTGATAGTCTTTTCATATTAATCACCTTATGCTCCTCCACAGGCGTTTAACATAACAAACACCTTCTCTCCTGATTCTGCATCGTTCAAAGCAGTTCCAACTGGATTAGCTGAACCCACCTCAATACAATCCACAGGCTTAACACTTTCAGGAACATTTTCATCTGCTCCTGCCATAACAGCGTTTCCTGCAACGCAAGTTCCGAGTGCAGTTACCTTGAAAAGACCCCTTGTTGCGACAGTGACCTTTTCTCCTGAAGCTGCATTGTTCGTTGCTATTCCTACAGCTACCTTTTCGTCACCTGAAGCATTTGCAAGCAAAACATCAAGCACCTGGTCAGGTCGCTTTGTTCCGGCTGCCATACTTGACATTGCCTTCACAAATTGTCCGCCTGATACTGCCTCCTGTGCCCCGGCTGTGAAGTTACCCCACTGGTCCGAATATTGTTCTAATGTTGGCATTTAATCACCTCAGTATAGAATCTCCTCAGAGTAAATGTCTATGTGACCCGGATAACCCTTTGATTTCTCTGTTATTATCCTCGTCTTTGATTCGCTTTTCTCAGTCACGACACCCCTGCTCTGAGGCTTCTCCTTAATTTCTTTAACTTCTTTTGCAAGCTCTGATACAATCTTTGTCTGTTCATCGAGCTTTTCAAAAACCTTATCAATCAAAGAAGAATCTTCTTTCTCCTCAACAGGAGCCTTTACTGTCTCTTCCTTCTTCTCTTCCTTTGGCTCCTCTATCGGCTCTTCCTGTTTTGGTGACTCTTCTTCTTCTTGAACCTTTATCTCTTCCTTAGTCATGTCATCACCTTTGATTGTTTTAGGACTTTCCTGCAATGCAGCATCAAACGCCTCTGCAATACCCACATTTGCATCGGGCATACCGGGATGTTTGACGAAATCCATTCCAAGAATATCCAAGTTCTTAGCAAAGACTGTTTCCTCTTCCTTTACTAAATCAGCCATTGCCTCTATTGAAACAAACGGCATCAGTCCTTTATCGAGCATATCCGTCATGTATGGATGTTTCTGTGTGTTGAAGGCTACGCCCTTAAACCCGATACCATTATCCTCAAATGTAGGTGTCCACTTACCCACATTATCTGTCACATCCTCACTGTGATTAAGCCCTATGAGAAGTTCCTTGCCTCTGATAAACTCCTTCCCACTAAACTTAGCACCCTGTATGTTCTCTAATGTGTATGTGTAACCATTCCTACTTTCCTGTGCGGGGAGAGCCATACCCTTTATCTTCCTTTGATTATCGTTGTTCTGTATGCTCTCTACCACCGTGATTGGTGACTTCAATCTGAAATTAACATTCTCAACCACAGTTGGCTCAGAATGTTGTTTCTCACTTTCAGTTTCTTGTTTTGGCATGTTTTCACCTCATGTCCTGTCTTCGGTTTGTTGTTTCCAAGAGTCCCTTTTGTTTACGACTCGACTAACAACATCGAAGTTCTTTTTTACCCTTGTGTTCCTTGTGTTATTATAATTCTTCCTTGCGTATATCGTATGGTCAAATACCTTTCTTTTGTCAACCCCCTGTTCGACAAAATCGGTTATGTGACCAGGAAGAAGGATGTCTTTACCATCGTCTTTCCTGAACCTTTTTCCATATGCGTTGACCTCTCGGTCTTCCCTTCTCCCCATCACTGTTTTTAATGATTTCATGTGACTCCTATTTATCTCTATATTTCCACTCCATCCATGCTTTGATGTATTCTGATTGGTTATCAAACTCCTTTTCCTTAGGCTCTTCTTTTGGAGGCTTTCCTGGTGGCTCTCCGGGCTTTTGGAATGGCATGGGTTCTTTCTCCCCACCCATAGCATTTAAATCGTCAATAAACGAACCCCAACCAACTATCTTCAATGCAAGCTCTAATGGACAGTTCCCTGCTATTAGATTCTTCACCATTTCCGCTTTTTTGGATTCTGTCTCGAAACTTGGCTCTGCCCATGCGATTCTCACTTTGTCTTCCCCCTCAGACACTCCACTTATCTTGGGGAATATCAAATCCTCGGCATATGTCGTTACAACCTTTCTTATCGCCTTAACCCTTCTGTCAAACGCCTGTAGTTCGACATCTGCCGTAGCTTTGTTCGATGATTCGCCTCCACGCACAAATATCTCAGGAACCTGAAACGCAGCTATCAGTTGGTTCTCAAGGTGCTTGAGGATACCATCAGGCTGTATCATCCTCAAATCTGTAGCGATTGTCTTAGCCTCTACACCCCACGATGTTATGAGGTCCCCACCCGCTTCCCTATCGCCAAGATTACCCTTGAAATTAGAAATCTGCTCTGTTGTCCCCGGACTATCCTGTGAACCCACTATCCAATGTATTATTGGATTTGCGTGTCGGTTTATGACCCCTCCCATATCTTCTTGAAAATTGAGTAGTTTTGTGAGGGTTGACACGGCATTTCTGTAATCTGAAATGCCATAGAACCCGCCATCAAGTCCCGATTCAACATTCCACTTGAAATGGACTATCTCATCGGGTTTGAAGTCTATCGCTTCTGATTCCCCCGCAATCTTCTGTTTGTATCCAAGAATAGTTCCGTTATCACCCGTTTTGGTGCTAACCACAACAAACATCTTGTCAACAGGAAGGAATTTCATGTTTTCCAAGTCATTTATCTCTAAATAGGCATTTCCATATATCTGCATCTGTAACATGGCGTTTTGTAGTGTCAACATAAAATTAGTGTCATCAATCCAATCCTCAATTTTCTTGACAGCTTCCTTTCCACCCTCAAGCTCATATCCCGACTGTATGGCAAAATTAGATGTATGGTCTACAGCAATCTTCCCCACAGGTATGCTCCTGTAGATGTCTTGGTAGAGCTTGAATTGGTTATCGGGATGTGGAACGGACATCTCACCATCTTTGTCGTCCCAACTCGGCATCTTGGGAAGAACCTTCCCTTTTGCCTCTACAATATGATTTAATGGCTTTTCATTCAATGGTCTAAAAGCGACATAAAATGGTTTTTCATGCTTAATTTGCGTTCTGTTTAGAACTACACTTGGAAGAGCCATTATATTGATTAACCGCTAACCACTATATAAACTTATTTTTATAGCGGGTCATCACCATCCATTCCATGACAAAGTAGCCACCATCTGCAATCATATCCTTCGCCATTTATGCAACAGTCTTTGCAGATGTATATTCCTTTCACTTCACAGAGCTTCGTCTTGGTTTTCCTCTTACAGATTTCGCATTTCATTTCTTACGATTCCTGTTTATGCTCTTGAGTGACTTGTAACCAACACAGTCAGTGTCGAATCCATCACACTCGGGAGTAGTGCATTTATAGAGTGGGTGGTCTTTCCTCCAATGTTTGTATCCGTCAAATGTCGTATTCTTATATCCGGCATCGTAGAGATAAAACAAATCCTTCCATAAGCACAAATCATCTATCTTGTTCATACACTATCCTCGCTAATATAGCGTAAACCGCTATATCGTTCAAAGTGTCCTCTATCTTCTCATCTTTGACCTTTAGAGTGCCCTGTTCGCAGAATGAAGCCAATCTGCTGATTTTATCAGTCAAACGGACAACTATCCCGATTAGAGGGTCAACCCCAAAGGATTTGCAGGCAACCAAGTTCGATACATAGTCTTTTGCTGCATAATCGTGGTTCTTTGCCTTATGTAGCTGGAAATGCTCTTTTTGAATCTCCTGAAACCGTTTTATCCCGTCTTCAGTGTTCATTCAACTCCTCCTTGAAATATCGCTTCATTATTGTCTTGGTTTCCTTATCAACCAACTTCTCTATCTTGTTTTCGCTGAATGTGTCCAAATCTCCCCTCAGATAATGGACAGCGTGTATTATCTCATGCACAACTGTCTCTCTCTTTATACTGAGGGGTTTGTC